TGAGGAAAACCTCGTCGCCTTTCGTCTGGAGCGACTGCTCAAGGCGATATCGTTCCAGTCCATTGGATTTCATTACGATCTCCAGTGTTGGTGTTCGCTATCTTGGACCTAAAGCGGCAATCTTCTCTCACAGAAGGAAACGTACGGCATGTGCTAGTATCTTTGCCATGAACTTCAAAATGCGAATGAGTAACGGAAACCATACGTCAAACGACGTAAGGAGTACGTACAAAGCCGCCAAGAAGCCCATGATCAAAGCTAGAAACACCCGTACGCTTTCAACCACAAGAGAAGCGAACCACTTAAGGCACCCAAGAAGGAAGCGAACACCAGTTGAACGAAGAAAAGAAAGCGTTTTAAGGGCGAATAATTTCCCATAAAATGCAACTCCTTTCCAGACGTACCGAACATCGGAAAAAGTTAATCCTAGATCAGAAATTGATCGCGGACTTTTTGACGATGTCTTTGTACGTTGCGGAAGCAAGGAAAGCTCCCATATCGTTCAGCATGGTATCGATATCCGCACTCGCGGCACCCACCGGAACGGAGGTCTTGATTTCCAAGATCGCCTGACCGGTTGGGGTGAGTGCACCCGTGAGGGTAAGCGTACGCGTCAGTTTCCCATCAGCCCTAACAACGCCGCTGAACGTCGCGGTCGGTTTCGCAGCAGTACGGCCAACGGACACTTTGTCCGTTACCGAGCTGGTGTGATTCGGACCGGCGTAGGCGACGAGGTTGGGACCGACGGAATCGGCCGTATACGTTTTGGCATTGACTGAGAGTGACATAGTGAATTTCTCACTTGAGTTGGACAAAGTTCCAAAGTAGCGAAATGCTACAATGGGATTTTTCACTCCAAGAGTCAGAAGGGAATATAGGTAGTTAGAAAGCTACCCACGTAACCTACCAACTATCAGAGCGAATGTGTCTAAAACCCTCCTATCCATAAAATCAATATTGGATAGGTTGATTTTGGATTTTAGACGGGCCCCGCCACAACCGCGCCAGCGCCATTTAGTGCGCCGGACGATCGTACGGGTGCCACTCATACTTCTGATAAGAGTGGCTGCGCCGATATTTCTCGCGATTACGGAGTTAACAGCAGCACGAGACGCGGTAAGCGTTCTCGTAACTACTGTATATCCTCCGCTTTCAGGAGCGATACCGGATGCAGAGAGGGCACGAATATATTCCTGGACGTTGACGAACCAATCCACAATGAAGCTAAAGGGGATTAATTCCCATGCCGTTGAAGGAATAGCTCGGAGATTTAAGCCGAGATAATCCGACACGTGCAACTTAGCATCATAAACCAAGCCACATTTAATGATGACTTCATCAGTATATGTGTCAAGGTACGTGGTGTCGATATCGCCATGACTCCAGATAGCCGGAGAATCTAACTTCGACTCGGAGAGTGTTTTACTCCCGCGAGCGTGGTGTCGACCCTTCGACTTGTCCTTCTCTATTGCTTTTATGATCCCTTGGATGTCGTACATGATCGGCATTATGCCGTATCTGAACTTCAGCCATTCACTTCCGATATATTTCGAAAGCGAGAGGGTGCTATTCGCCAAACTCTTAGCTCTCTGAAAACGC